GATTCTCATTTATGGCATCTAATGAGTGTGTAGATGCAGGCACATTGGCAACAAATGCGCGTATTGGTATTTTATCAAAAACGGGTGATGACGCCAAGAAGATGTTTACAGACAAGGTGGTTCCAATTAATACCCATCTACCATTCTTCTTCAAGCCAATTATGGACGGGATGGATAAGCCAAAGACAGAACTATCCTACCGCGTACCGGCATCTAAGATTACTAAGAAGAACATGAATGATGAGGATGATGAGAAAGAGGAAGAGGGCCTTAACACATCGATAGATTGGAACACAACAAATGAGAACTCCTATGATGGAGAAAAACTTTATAGATTAATTCAAGATGAGGCGTTTAAGTGGGAAAAGCCAAATAGTATACTTGGTAGTTGGAGGGTAACTAAAACTTGCCTACGGTTGGGTCGTAAAATAATAGGTAAGTGTATGATGGGCTCAACCTCTAATGCACTATCTAAGGGTGGCGCAAATGGAAAGGCACTCTATTACGACTCTGATGTTATTCAAAGGAATAAGAACGGTCAAACAAAGAGTGGGCTGTATAATCTATTTATACCTATGGAGTATAATATGGAGGGATTTATTGATATCTATGGAAACCCAGTATTACATAATCCAAAGACTCCTGTTATGGGAATCGATAAACTTCCGATAACGCAAGGAGCGATAGAGTATTGGGAGAATGAGGTTGAATCACTAAAGCATGACCCTGATGGACTTAATGAATATTATAGGCAATACCCTAGGACTGAGGCGCATGCGTTTAGAGATGAAAGTAAAAGTTCACTGTTTAACCTAACAAAAATATATGAGCAGATAGATTATAATGATGCCATGATTGCGGGTCAGAACGTAACGCAGGGTAATTTTAGTTGGGAGAATGGCATAAAGGACACCAAGGTAATTTTTACTCCAAATAATCGAGGACGATTCTATGTATCATGGGTTCCTAGTAGGAATCTACAGAATAATGTGGTAATGAGAAATGGGATGAAATATCCCGGTAACGAACATATTGGGGCATTTGGGTGTGACTCTTACGATATTAGTGGTACAGTTAATGGTGGTGGCTCCAATGCTGCGCTTCATGGTCTTACTAAGTTCAACATGGAGGAGGCTCCAAGTAATGCTTTTTTCTTAGAGTATATTGCTAGACCACAGACAGCGGAAATAATGTTCGAGGATGTATTGATGGCTATCCATTTTTATGGCATGCCAATACTTGTAGAGAACAACAAGCCTAGGTTATTGTATCACCTAAAACACAGAGGGTATCGAAAATTCTCAATGAACAGGCCAGATAAGGTATTTAATAAGCTATCAAAAACTGAGAGAGAATTGGGTGGTATACCCAACTCAAGTGAGGATGTAAAGCAAGCTCACGCTGCAGCAATCGAGTCATATATTGACAAGTATGTTGGTATATTAGAAGGTCAAGATGGTGAGATGGGAGACATGCCATTCAATAGAACTTTAACGGATTGGGCGAGGTTTGATATTTCAAATAGAACAGCACATGATGCATCGATTAGTTCGGGTCTTGCGGGGATGGCTGTAAACAGGCATTTGTATCAGCCTAAAAAAGAAGAGTCGCGAATTATAGTTAACTTTGCGACATACAGTCAATCAGGCAACACAAGTCAACTTATCAAATGAGTGAGGTAAAAGATATAAAAATAAACGTCGATTATACGGGATTCCCGAATCAGTTTGCTTCTGATGCAGAGAAGGCAACAGATACTTTTGGTTTGCAAGTAGGCCACGCAATTTCCTTTCAGTGGTTTAAAAGAGGTGGCTCTAATGGGCGTTTCTATGACCAGTGGGGTAAATTCCATAATCTAAGAAAATATGCTCGTGGAGAGCAATCGGTAGCTAAATATAAAAATGAGTTGGCCATTGATGGTGACTTATCATATTTAAATTTAGATTGGACGCCTGTTCCTATTATACCAAAATTTGTAGACATCATTGTAAATGGGATGTCAGACAGGCTGTTCAAGATTAAGGCATACGCACAAGATGCTATGTCTCAATCAAATCGCTCAAAATACCAAGACATATTGCAAGGTCAGATGCTTTCAAAAGACATATTGCAACTTATACAGGACGAGACGGGCTTTGACCCATTTGTTATACAACCTGATGAGATGCCAAATACGGATGAAGAGTTGGCGTTATACATGCAATTAAAGTATAAACCGGCAATCGAAATTGCAGAGGAGGAGGCTATTAATACAATACTTGAGGAGAATCACTATCTTGATTTACGTAAACGATTTGACTATGATTTAACTGTATGTGGCATTGCCGTAGCAAAACACGAGTTTTTAAAGGGCTCGGGCGTAAAGATTTCTTATGTTGACCCTGCAAATGTGATATATAGCTACACGGAAGACCCTAATTTTAAAGATTGTTTTTATTGGGGAGAAGTTAAGCCGACACATATAAATGAATGCTTAAAGATTAATCCTGACCTTACAACACAAGACTTAGAGGAAATCTCTAAATACGGACAAGCATGGGGTAATGAATACAATGTATCGCAATATTACGATAATGACATGTTCTCTCGGGACACTGTTACGTTGTTAAACTTTAGCTACAAGACCACAAAAAAGATGGTCTACAAAAAGAAGATACTTGAGACTGGAGGTTCTAAAGTAATAGAGAAGGATGACCAATTCAATCCCCCACCGGAAATGATGGAGGAGGGTAGATTTGAGAAGTTTGAGAAGACCGTCGATGTTTGGTACGAGGGGACTATGGTTTTAGGAACCAATATAATCTTGAAGTGGGAGCTTGCAAAAAACATGGTAAGACCTAAATCTTCAAGTCAACATGCACTATCAAATTTTGTTGCCGTTGCACCTAGAATGTATAAGGGTAATATAGAATCGACAGTTGGTCGTATGATTACGTTTGCTGACCAAATACAAATTACACATTTAAAACTACAGCAGGTTATTGCAAGAGTTGTACCCGACGGTGTCTTTATTGATGCTGATGGACTTAATGAGGTTGACCTAGGTAATGGCGCTGCATATAACCCACAGGATGCATTGAGACTATATTTCCAAACAGGTTCTGTTATTGGCAGGTCTCAGACGCAAGATGGTGAGTTCAATCACGCCCGTGTACCTATAGAGCAGTTAAATTCAAGTTCGGGGGCCAATAAGGCACAGATGCTTATCTCAAATTACGAGCATTACCTGAATATGATTAGAACGGTAACCGGATTAAATGAAGCTAGGGATGGTAGTTCACCTGACTCTGACTCATTGGTTGGGTTGCAAAAATTGGCTGCGTTAAATTCTAATACAGCAACAAGACATATACTTGAAAGTAGTCTTTATATATTTAGGGCATTATCTGAGGCATTGACTTATAGGGTCGCTGATATCTTAGAGTACTCTGATTTTAAGGATGACTTTGTAAATAAGATTGGCAAGTATAATGTATCAATTCTAAATGACATCTCTGATTTATACATCTACGACTTTGGTATTTTCTTGGAGGTTACACCCGATGAGGAAGAAAAGGCTAAGTTAGAGCAAAATATACAAATGGCTCTATCTAGGGACAATATAAATCTTGAGGATGCAATTGATATCCGTGAGGTTAAGAACTTAAAATTAGCCAACCAACTATTAAAGCTCAAGCGTAAGCAGAAGCAGGAGCGAGAAGATAAGATGGAGATGCAAAAGCAAGCCATGGTCTCTCAGCAAAACATGCAATCACAACAGATGGCTGCTAAGATGGCTGCTCAAAAGCAGGAAGCTGAGACTAGGGGTAAAATGCAAATAGCACAGGCACAGACTGCGTTTGAGATTGAGAAGATGAATGCACAAGCTGCACTTAAGAGTAAGCTAATGCGTGAAGAGTTTGACTATAATTTACAGTTAAACACAATGACCGAGAAGGCTTTACAGGACAGAGAGAATGAGCGGGAGGGAGCTAAGAGTGAGCGTATAGATAAGCAGAATACTCAACAGTCAAAATTGATAAATCAGAGGGAAAACAATCTTCCACCTCAAAGTTTCGAATCTAATGAAGATAGTCTAGATGGGTTTAACCTTAGAGAGTTTGACCCACGATAAATAATATCGTATATTATATATTAAATTTGTAAAATAAAATCTAATGGAAATTAAAGTAAGAGCACTTGATGGACTTCAAGAGAAGTCCTCTCAAGAAATTGAAAAAGAAGTATTAGCTGCCGCAGAGGCAAAAGAGAATGCAAAAGCAGAAGTTAACACTACAGGAGTGGATGATAGCGACAAGGGTGCCACCACCGAGAAAGAGCAAGAAGGTGTACAGCCGGAAGCTAAAACAGAAGCTGAATTAAAAGAAGAAGATGTTCTTTCATTTATTAAGAGCAAATACTCAAAGGATATCACATCAATAGATGAGTTATTTAATACAGGAGAAGCGGCTGAGCTTCCTGAGGAAATACAAGGGTACCTTGAGTACAAAGAAAAAACAAAGGGGAGGGGTCTTGCAGACTACATGAAGTTGTCTGAAGATATCTCTTCGATGGATGAAGACCAAATTCTATCTGAATATTTCATCTCTACAGGGGATGCTATCGATTCAGAGGATGTTGAGGTTCTTATGGAAGACTTCGTTTATGACGAGGATTTTGATGAGGAGAAAGACATTAAGAAAAAGAAGTTGGCAAAGAAACAAACGATTGTAAAAGCAAAGAAGTTTCTTGAGACGCAAAGAGAAATGTACAAACATCCACTTGAGTCAAGTACGGGTGCAGTTTCTGCAGAGCAGCAAGAGGAATTGAAGGCTTACAATGAATATATAGCAGAAGCTAAGACTACACAAGAGGTGGTTAAGAGACAAAGTGATTGGTTCCTTGAAAAGACCGATGAAGTGTTTAGTGATTTCAAAGGTTTTGATTTCCAAATAGACGATTCTACTTTAACCTTTAACCCGGGTGACGCAGCAAAATTAAAAGAGACCCAATTGGACTCGACGAACTTTATGAAAAAGTTTCTTGACCCACAGACAGGTTTAGTTAAGGATGCGCGCGGGTACCATAAGGCTTTAGCGGTAGCTATGAATCCCGACAAGTTCGCTAAGTTCTTTTATGAGCAAGGCAAATCAGAGGGGACAGAAGGTGTTGTCAAGGGCATTAAGAATGTCGATATGACTACACAGAGAGTCCCTGAGGTTTCAAAGAATAAGGATGGGTTTCAAGTTAGAGCAATTACTCCACCAAGTGGAAGAGGGCTCACAATTAAATAGGTATTAACAAACTAAAAAAATTATTATGGCAGGTTCATTTACAGGTTCCGGTTACGACCTCCAACCGAGCGCACAACAAGTGCCGGTTGAAAGTAACTATATTACAGATTTTGACTTCTTAAACCAATATCTTCCTGATACTTATCAGAGAGAATTTTCGAAATATGGAAATCGTTCCATTTCGTCTTTTATGAAACTAACAAGCGCAGAGCTTCCTAGTACATCCGACATGATTAAGTGGACTGAAGAAGGTCGCTTACACATTAAATACACGCAAGTGGGTAACGGAGCAACGGCTGCTGATGACACGGCTATTTTCCAAGTTAACGACACAGGGGTACCTGCATTCACAACATCTAACGCACAGGTAATGCGTGTTGGGCAAACTGTTGTTGTCATCCAAAACGATGGTTCAGGTGAAAACAAAGGTGTTGTTACCGCGGCTGATATTTCTGCAAACGCACTTCGTTTTACTGTAGCGTTTTACGAAGCAGGTGGTTTAGTAACTACAGGTACAGGCCTTGGTAATGCTGATTGTACTGTATTTATCTACGGTTCTGAGTTCCAAAAGGGAACAGCAGGGATGGACGGTTCGCTTGAGGCTGACACAAACTTCCTTGAGAACTCTCCAATTATCCTAAAGGATTCTTATGAGGTGTCAGGTTCTGACATGGCTCAAATTGGTTGGGTAGAAGTATCTACTGATGCAGGAGCAGGCTTCCTTTGGTATTTAAAATCAGAAGGAGACACTCGTATGCGTTTTGATGACTACTTAGAGACTTCAGCTATTGAAGCCGTTCCTGCGGAAGCAGCGGGTGGTGCAATTGCTGCAGGGTACAAGGGTAGTGATGGTGTATTCTATGCTGTGAACAACAGAGGAAATCTTTGGACAGGTGGAAACCCAACATCGCTTTCTGAGTTTGACACGTTAGTTGGTAGACTTGACAGTGAAGGAGCTATCGAGGAGAACGCAATTTTCTTAGACCGTCAATTTGGATTTGACATCGATGACATGTTGGCTACACAAAACTCTTATGGAGCAGGTGGTACATCTTATGGAATGTTCCAAAACGATGAGAAGATGGCATTAAATCTTGGCTTCTCAGGTTTCCGTAGAGGTTATGATTTCTACAAGACTGATTGGAAATACTTAAATGACCCTACAATGCGTGGGCAAAATGTAGGTGGTTCAGGTTCAGGTGCAATCAATGGATTGTTAGTACCTGCAGGAACAACCAATGTGTATGACCAAGTAATGGGGGCAAACGCCAAACGACCTTTCTTACACGTTAGATACCGTGCTTCTCAAACTGAGGATAGACGATACAAAACGTGGATGACGGGGTCTGCAGGTGGAGCTAAAACCAACAACATCGATAAGATGGAAGTTAACTTCTTATCTGAAAGATGTACTTGTACTTTAGGTGCAAACAACTTCGTATTGTTCGAAGACTAAATAGAGTAACTTTACAGCAAGGTGTATTTAAAATGCACCTTGCTTTTTATAATTTATAATTAAAATTAAAATGAAATTAGAATCAAAAAACAGAGTTTACAAACTCACAAAAGGCGCGCCATTGTCGTGCGTTATCCCATCAAGAAGCAATAAGCATAAGCCTCTATTGTATTGGGATGATAACAATCAGGTGAATCGCCCATTAAGGTATGCGAGAAACCAAAAGAGTCCATTTGAGGACGAGCAAGATGGAGAGGCTATTATAGAGCCAATCATCTTTGAAAGCGGGATGTTACAAGTCCCAAAAAACAACCCAATTTTGCAGCAGTTCTTGCACTATCACCCATTAAACGGCAAAAAGTTTATGGAGGTTGATAAGGAGAAGGATGCAGAAGCTGAGGTTAATAAAATTGTAGCTGAGATTGACGCAGCAGCAGCAGCTAGAAACATGAGCATCGAGGAGCTCGAGGCTATGGCTAGGGTGGTATTAGATGTGGATGTATCTACGATGCAGAACTCAGAACTAAAGAGAGCGGTGCTTGTATTTGCAAGAACCAATCCTGCGGATTTTATGGATGCCATTAGTGACCCCGGGTCTCAAATGAAAGCAACCATTAAGCAATTCTTTGAAGAGAGGTTGCTAACAGTTCGGAACAAGAACCGAGATGTGTTCTTTAACCTAGCGAGTAACAAAAAGAGATTAGCTGTAGTCCCATTTGGGGTAGACTATATTGAGTATTTACTTGATTGGTTTAAAACCGAAGACGGCTCAGAGCAGTATGAATACTTACTAAAACAACTTTAACACTTTCTTCATTCTTTTATTTTC